AGTGGTTGCAAGCAAGTTCGGATGCCATGCAGACGATTACCATGTGATGCACTCCAAGCCGATGCGGTTCGATGCCAACATCGAAGAAAACATCCGTTTAGCCTTTGCCGAACTGGGCGAGGAAGAAGTCGAACTGGACAAGAAGATTGAAGCCTACCGCAAGAAGAACCGGGACGCATCGGTTGAAGAAATGGCAAAGGAGTTCGGAGTTAGCAAGGCGAAGGTCGCCAAGCGAGTCGCCTACCTAATCACAAAGGACCGCTACCCAATCAGCAGGGCCGTCGACAAGATAGCCGAGCAGAACCTTCCCAAGAATGTCAAGGAAGTTGCCGAGCCAGTCTTAGAGGTGCGTTACAAGTACGCATGGGCCACAGGGTTCAGCAACAAGGACAAGCGGTCAAGCCGTGAGTTTTGCAAGGTCATGCTTGACTTGGCCGGGCAGGGCAAGGTCTACACCCGTGAGGACATCGACGGGATTTCTGCAATCATGGGCTACTCCGTTTGGAATCGCAGAGGCGGTTGGTATCACACGCCCAGCGGAGTGAATCGCCCCCAATGTCGCCATGTATGGGAGCAGCAGTTGGTAATCCGCAAAGGCAATAAAATCAGCAAGGCATGAAGGCACTCTTTATAAGCGAAGAAACGCTACTGGACAATAGCATCATCAACGAGAACGTATCCTACACCCAAATCCGTCCAACGGTTGTCAAGGTGCAAGAGATGCGGATTCAGCCAATCGTTGGCTCTCCGTTGTACGGGGAACTCGTCAGCCAAGTGGTCAGCGGTTCAACGTCTGCACTCAACCAAACGCTGCTGGAGGACTACATTCAGCCTGCGATGATTCAATGGCTTTACTACGAGTTGCCTATGGTCTTGGCTTTTAAATACATGAACAAGGGCATGGTCCGTAGAACGAGCGAGGAATCAAGCCAAATGAGCATGGAGGAAATCACACGGCTGACCGACAAAGTGAAGAACGATGCCGAGTGGTACTCCGAGCGGATTACCCGCTACCTCATGGAAAACCGCAACTCCTATCCCTTGTGGAACTCGCCTCCATCTGCTTTGGATACGATTTACCCGAACGCTACCAACTACCGCACCGGGATGGTCTTGGACCGCAACAGGAGGATGGGAATCAGCAACTTGGATTACCCCTACCCTTACGGTCAATTCGGGGCGTGTAATGACTGCTAACGATGGGAGCGCATAAAAAAAACATACTGAAACTGCAGACTTATGTCATGGATAAAAATCAAGCAAGCCCTGTTGGACCTTGCAAATGCTCACCCTCAGGTCAACTCCTTCGGGACGGGCGACCCTCTTGCGGTAGGCACGGACAACACCATCAACCTGCGAACCCCAAGCCGTGAGCGAATCGTCTATCCGCTCGTTTTTGCGGACGTGCAGTCTGCAAGTACTGACGCTGGGACTTTGGACCTTGTGGTCGGTGTCTATTTTAGCGACCGGGTGGAGTCCATTAAGCCGATGGGCGGAGTGGTTTCGGGCAGCCCTACGCTGGGTTGGCAGGATAACGAGGACGAGGTCTTAAGCGACCAACTGCAGGTAGCACAGGACTTCATATCGTCGCTTACAAACGACCCGAACGAGGACTGGACCCTATCGTCAAGCGTATCGCTTACCCGCTTCGTAGAGAGCCGGGACGACCGCACGGCAGGGTGGCAGGCGACGATGACCTTTGAGATTCCCTACGGTCATTCAGTTTGTGAAATTCCCACATAAAAGACATTTACAATTAAACGCTAAAAAATGCCTACACCCATATTGCAACAGATGCTCGGACAGGGCGGTACAATGGAGTTCATCAACGGAACCGTTACCGGGAAGAACTACGACTTCCTTGTAGTCAACACCGCTGCGACCTTCACAACTTTAACGGGAACTGGAAGTGAGAACCTGCTAACCGCTTACAACTTTTCGGGGGCTTCTATTTCCGCTGGCATCGTTATCAGCGGTCGCAATGGCGGCAAGATTACTGCGGTAACTCCAAGCGTCGGTTCGGTTATCGGTTACACATTCCTCTAATGCTGATAGGCTACGGCTACGGCTATCCCACAAACCAACTGCTTGGCGGTGGCAATCCGTTTTGGCTTGCGTTCAACCAACGTGCAGATGCTGACGGGGCTTTGCCTGCGGAGGCTGCGGTCAATGGATGCCTCCAAACCCGATTCCTTAACTCCTTCCAATCATACGCTTTCTTCGTCTTTTATTCCAACTCTTGGCTGCCGTTTATGCAACGGGCAAATACCGACACGGCTGACGCTGCGGAGGTTCGCTTCATCAACTGCCTCGAAGTCCGAATGTATAATCTTTTAAACGCATAGCAGATGCCTGCAAGCCCATCACTCCTTATCGTCCCTGCCCGCTTTAAGACGGGGAAACTTTACACCCAAATCGCTACGACTTCGGCTGGGGTTGTTCTCGGTTCATCGGGGGACTTCAACGTTACCCGTGCCACGACTGCGACCCGATTTAATTCGGCTGGCTTGATTGAGTCCGTGGCTTCGGGTGTGCCTCGCTTGGATTACTATACGAGCGGAGGAACGGCTGGCTGCCCTGCGTTGTTGGTGGAGCCGAGTGCTGCCAACGGAATCCTTAACTCGCAGGATACTGCAACGAACTGGACTTTGGGTATAAACCTAACAAGCGGTTATACTGACGTTATTGGTGTGAGCGGCAACAATTTGACCGTTGCAGCAAGTGGTTCAAATATTGGGGCCGCACCCGGAAGAATGCAAAGGGGTTCAAATAATGTTGCACTTGCCAGCGGTAGCACCTACACGATTTCGTTTTTAATGCGGCAAACAGGCACGCACACGATTGGCGGTTATTATGCAGCCATAACTGGTGGAGCAGCAGGCGACCTTGGCGCTGGATTCAATGTTAGTGGCTCTTTTAGTAGTGGCTCGCTTTTTGTCTATACAGGTGCTACCAATAGGATTCGCAGGGTTGAAAGGTTTGGGGCTGACGTTTATCGCTGTTCCGAAACCTTTACAATGACTGCGAGTGGAACTTTAACGGCATTTAATTTGGCACCTTTAAGTGGCGTTACATCACAATTCAATCCAGCAGTCGGTCTTGGCATCGCCTTCGCTGCCCCGCAAATCGAACTCGGTGCAATACCGACATCGTTCATCCCCACAACCACCGCAGCGGTAACCCGCAACGCAGACGTGATAACCCTATCAGGCGCAGTCAGCGGATGCATCGGGCAGACCGAGGGGACGATTTATGCGGAGGTGGATTTGAGGAATACATCAAGCGGAAAAAGGCTTTTTCTTTTATCCGATGGAACTACTCAAAATGAAATAAGAGTAACATCTTCAGCAACAAATGCAGGAGATTTGCAGTTTGCCGTTCGGTTGGCAGGAACTTTAATTCTCAATGCATTTAGTCCAACAAATGTTTATTCAAATGGGATTTTTAAAATTGCAGCCGTATACAAAAGCACTGACTACGCATTATATGTAAATGGCTTACAGGTTTTAACAAGTAATGCAGCAGGCAATATACCTGCTTGTAATAGGGTTGATATTGGTAGCCAACTTGGAACATCAAATTTCCTAAACGACCGCATCCGCTCCGTTGCCCTCTACACAACAAGGCTCACGGACGCTGAACTCCAAGCCCTTACAACCTAATGGCTACCTTCCGCAAGTACGCATTCCACAAGCAGGCCGACGCTGACAAGGTGCTGGCTCTATGCACAGGCACGACCGCTGCGGTGGCTCTTGGGGTCTTGGACAAGTTCATCGCCTACGACATCCTTTGGGAGGGCGACGCACCCGAAGATGCTGCCCAGTACGAAACTTGGCCCGAACCCTGCGGAGTCCACGCCTTTGCAGGTTGGGAGGAACAATACACCGAGGACTACCACCAACACAAATCACTATGAGATTATTCCGCAAACGCAACCCCGAAACCCCAAAACTCCCTTTTATGAAATCAGCAGTCATCGCTTTACTTCGCCACCTGTTAACCTTTATCGGTGGAACCCTCGTCGCCAAAGGCATCATCGATGCAGCCACTCTCACCGAAATCATCGGTTCCGTATTGACCTTGTTGTCAGTAGGTTGGATGGCTTTGGATAAAACAAAGGGCGAACCGAACAAGTAATGAACCTAATCGAAACCACCATCGTCGGGAGCGTTGCAGCAATCGTCGGTGGAGCGGTCGCTTGGTTCACCAAGGGCCGTGTCGAATCGGACTCCCTGCAAGTCAGGCAGGCCCAAGCGGTCCTCGCTATGTGGCAGGCTACCAGCGAGTCCCAAAACAAGGAATTAACACAACTTCGTAACGAGGTCGTAAGTTTGCGTCAACGACTTGAGGAAATGGAACATACCATCCACGAACTCCAGTCCGAGAATGCCAAACTTAAAAA